TACAACCCTTGGTTGTTAAAATGTACAGGAAAGAGGTTGCGTTATGCTTCGTAAAATTAAACTGTATGGAGAATTAGCCAAAGAAATCGGCCATAAAGAATTTGAAGATATAAATGTTGCAAGTATTCCTGAAGCTGTAAGTTTTTTAATAAATAATTTTCCAGAACTAGAAAAACATATGGCGACTAGATATTATAAAGTTATTGCTAATGATGAAGAAATTGGTGCGGACGAGCTTCACGATCCTATTGGTAAATCAGATATTTCTTTTGTACCTGTTATTTCAGGTTCGGGGGGTAATTTCGGAAAGGTGTTACTTGGAGTGGCCTTGATCGGTTTATCATTTACGCCGATGGGTGCAGGGCTTTTTGCAGGCGGTTCAGGTGCAGGCTTGGCGGGTGGTGGTGGTTTAATGGGTGCAACAGGTTTATATGCTGCGGGCGCTTATGGTTCGGCGGCTCTTGGTCTTATCGGTGCAAGTTTGGTTCTAAGTGGTGTAAGTGGGATGCTGTTTCCTACACCAAAAACACCTGAATTTTCTAGTGAACAAGATCCGCGTTTATCGTTTAGTTTTTCAGGGACGCAACAGACAAGCCGGGCCGGAACGCCAGTACCAATTGTTTACGGTGAAATATTTACAGGCTCTGTTGTGATTTCTGGCGGTATTGATACGGAGCAAGTTCAAGCATGACTGATGAAAAGAAAATTATTCGCGGTTCAGGTGGTGGAGGTTCGCCGCCGCCCCCAAGACAACCGACAAGAACCCCTGACACTTTACACAGTAAGCAATTTGCAACTTTCCTTGACCTTATATCAGAAGGAGAAATTGAGGGTTCTGCAACCGCTTCAAGAGAAGGTTTAACAGATAGAACAACAACGGCATATAAAAATGCTTATTTGAAAGATGTTTTTCTAAATGATACACCTGTTTTAAAATCAACAGCTAATTCAGCAAGTCCCTCAACGACTGATTTTAATTTTCAAAATGTATCTTTCACGCCGCGTTTTGGAACTGCAAACCAGACAAAAATTTCAGGGATTGAAAGTTCTTCTTCAATAACACCTGTCGGGGTTACAGTAACAGCCGCATCGCCAGTTACAAGACAAATTACAAATACAAATGTTGATCGTATTAAAGTATCAATAACATTTCCACAAATACAAAAAGCAACAACTGATGGGGATTTATTGGGTTCAACTGTATCTTTAAAAATAAGTGTTCAATACAATTCGGGCGGTTATACAGACGTAATAAATGATACTGTTACAGGTCGAACCGCTGACGCTTATCAAAGAGATTATTCTGTTGATATTACTGGCGCTTTTCCTGTTGATGTAAGAGTTTCAAGAGTTACAGCAGATTCGACAGATACATCATTAATAGATTCTTTTCAATTTACAAGTTTTGCAGAAATTATTGACGATGCAAGTACTTATGCTAACTCAGCTTATAACGCGATTAGGCTTGATTCTCAACAATTCAGTTCTATTCCTCGCCGAAAATTCCGTATTCGCGGAATTAAGATAAGGATTCCGGGTGCGGGTGCATCCAGTTCAGGAACACCGACTGTCGATTCTGCAACAGGTCGGATTGTATACCCTGACGGATATATTTTTAACGGCGTTATGGGCGCTGCCGTTTGGTGTTCATGCCCTGCAATGGTGTTATTAGATTTGCTTACGACTGAGAGATATGGATTTGGAACCCATATCGCAGACGCAAATCTTGATTTATTTTCTTTTGTAACCGCATCAAAATTTGCAAATACTCTTGTCGATGATGGATTAGGAGGACAGGAAGCAAGATTTTCTTGTAACGTAAATATTCAATCCTCAAGTTCTGCTTTTGATTTGATAAATGAACTTGCGGGCGTAATGCGCTGTATGCCGATATGGTCAACCGGCTCTATATTATTAGCCCAAGATTCTCCCAAAGATTCCTCGTTCCTTTTCTCACTTGCCAATATTTCAAGCGATGGTTTTAATTATTCAGGTTCAAGTTTAAAGCAAAGACATTCAGTAATATCGGTCAGTTATTACAACATGGATTCGCAAGATATAGATTATGAAGTTTTTGAAAATACTACACTTTCAGCAAAGATTGGAACTGTTGTTAAGCAAGTAAAAGGTTTCGCGTGTACATCGCGGGGTCAAGCTCAAAGATTGGCAAAGGCAATTGCGTTCTCGGAAGCAAATGAATCTGAGCTAGTGACATTTACAACATCAATGGAAGGCGGGTTGATGGTAAGGCCGGGCGCTGTTATAGAAATCAATGACCCAGTTCGCGCAGGCGTAAGGCGATCAGGAAGACTTGCAGGCGTTACTTCAACAACTGTTGTTACAGTAGACGATACAGAAAATACAGATTTACCGACAACAAACAGCCCGACCTTATCTTTGATTTTGCCAGATGGTTCTGTCGAAACAAAAGATATTTCGGATGTAACAAATGGCGTTGTTACTGTTTCTTCAGCTTTTAGCCAAACGCCGAATGTTAATACAATTTATTTAATTCAAAACACAACAGTTCAAGCGCAAAAATTTAGAGTAATAACAGTTGAAGAAACTGATTCGGTAAATTATACGATTACAGCTTTATCTTACATAAATGAAAAATACGCATTTATTGAAGATGGTGCAACTTTACCAACAAGAACAGTATCAATTTTAAATACTTTAGCGTCACCGCCTTCTGGTCTTTCTGCTGTTGAAAAAATTGTTCCGATTAACAACCAAGCTGTATCAAAAATAATAATTAGTTGGCAACCGATTAATGGTGTTTTTGAATATCAAGTTAATTATCGTTATGAAAATGGAAATTATGTTTCTGAAAAAGTTTCAAGACCTGATTTTGAAATATTAAATAGTCAACTTGGAACTTATGAAATACAAGTTTTTAGCTATAACGTTTTAAATCAACTTTCAGCAACTTCTTCTGATCTCACTTTTGAAGCTGTTGGTAAAACTGCAAAACCGCAAAACGTCACAAATTTAGTTCTTGAGCCTGTTTCGGATCAGTTTGTGCGATTACGTTTTGATAAAGCAACAGATATTGACGTGGTACATGGGGGGTCTGTGGTGTGCAGACATTCTAATTTAACAGACGGAACTGGTACTTTTACTAAATCTGTTGATCTTATTCCAGCAAAATCAGGTGCGACCACCGAGATTATAATTCCAGCAGTAGAAGGTGAGGTAATTTTAAAATATAGGGATGATGGTGGGCGGTTAAGCGAAGGAGAAACTTCTGTAATTATTAATGTTCCAGATCCATTTCCAAAACTTACAGTTTTTACAGATAGAGAAGATACTGACAGTCCACCTTTTGCTGGCACTAAAGTTGACTGTTTTGTTAGTGAAGATGTAAATGGTTTAGTTCTTGGGTCAACTACTTTATTAGATTCCGTTACTGATTTTGACTCAATTCCTAGTTTTGATTTTTTAGGTTCTGTTGATATTACTGGTGGAACTTATGATTTTGCAAATAAATTAGATTTAGGAGGCAAACAACCTTTAAAACTAACAAGACATATTGTTACTCAAGGTTTTTATCCAAGTGATTTGTTCGATGACAGAACAGCAAATATAGATACTTGGACAGATTTTGATGGAGATACCGCAACAGATGTTAATGCTAAAATGCTAGTTTCAACAAGTGATTCGGCTGCAACAACTTCAGTTTCGGCCAGTTATGCACAATCAACCACAACATTAACAATTACAAAATCGAGTCACGGTTATTCTGTAGGCAGTAATGTAGAAATCACATTTTCTTCTGGAAACGCAACAAGTGGAAATTTTGAAATTTTAACAGCAGCAACAAATAGTTTTACTGTTTTAGCAACAGACAGTCAAACAACAAGTGGAAATTGTACTTATTCTGCTGAATTTTCTAAATTTAATACATTTGCAAATGGAACTTTTATTGCAAGAACATTCAGATTTAGAACAGAGTTAACATCGGATGACCCTGCACAAAGCATAGAAATAGAACAATTAGGATATACAGCCCAACTAGAAAGCAGAACTGAAACTGTCAATTCTGTAATTGCTTCTGGGACTTCAAGTAAAGCCGTTACTTTTGCCAATACATTCTTTACAGGAGCTTCTGGAACGAGTGTTGGTGCTGGTTCAGCTTTGCCTTCTATAGGAATAACAATAGAAAATGCACAGTCAGGAGATTTCTTCGCTTTGTCTAGTATTTCTGGAACTGGATTTACTATTGATATAAAAAATGGCTCAAGTTTTGTTGATAGAAACTTTAAATATACTGCGACAGGTTTCGGGCGAGGTAGTTAAAAAATGTCAATTAAGATATACTTAGATAAAAAAGTGAGTTAAGTAATGGCAACACATGACTACGTTATAGCGAACGGTTCTGGTAGTGCGGTCAGAACGGATTTAAATAATGTATTACAGGCGGTATTAACAAATAATAGTTCTGGTTCGGCTCCTAGTGCGACAGCAGCTTATATGTTGTGGGCTGATACAAGTAATAATATTTTGAAGATGAGAAATAGTGCTGATAATGCTTGGATAAATTTATTTACTTTAGCTGGTGGTGTAGATGTTGACGCTGCGAGTAACTTTGCTTCTACCGTTGTGTTTACTGATGATGTAAGTTTTGACGGTGCTACTGCTGGAAGAGATATACAATTTGACAGGTCAGATAATGCACTTGAGTTTTTAGATAATGCAAAGGCAACTTTTGGATCAGGTGTTGATATGTCCCTGTTTCATAATGGAACAAACAGTATAATTTCAAATGTCACAGGAGCATTTAAAGTGCTTTTAAATAGTGATGATAATGCAATAGTTGCAAATCAAGACGGAGGAGTAGAGCTATATTTTGACAATGCAAAAAAGGCTGAGACAGTAACAGGTGGATTTACAATCTCAGGAACTTGTACCGCAACAGCTTATGCAGGGGATGGCTCTGGTCTTTCAGGTATTAGTGGCGGTGTAACAAGTGATGCACAAGGTAATACTATTGCTGGAACTGATGCTGGCGCAAGTTTTAGCGGATCAAGTCCAGAAAATAATACATTATTTGGAAAAAATGCTGGAACGGCTATCACGACAGGCGATTCTAACGTAGCAGTAGGTACTAACGCATTCACAATTGCTACTACTCAATCATTAAATGTTGCAGTTGGTTTAGAAGCTGGAAGGTATATAACAGCAGCAGAAAATACTTGCGTGGGAGCAGCAGCAGGGAGGTATATAGGAAGTGGCGGTTATAACGTGGCTATCGGCAGATCAGCAATGCACAGTTCGTTAAGTAGTTCAACTGGACAAGGTTCAGGACAAAAAAATGTCGGGGTAGGTTATTCAACATTGTTTTCAATTACTTCGGGCAGTTCAAATGTATGTATTGGAGATGAAGCTGGTTATAACTTAACTACAGCAGGAAATTGTGTTGCAATTGGTAAAGACGCATTATATACAACAACTACCACATCAAACAATGTGGCAATTGGAACTAATGCTGGAAAATTAATTACTACTGCATACGATGTAGTCGCAGTTGGTAATGGTGCTCTTGATAATTTAACGACAGGTTATCGAAATGTTGCCGTGGGTAAAGATGCTCTTGGGACAGTCAGTACAGGGGTAAATAATTGTGCAATGGGACAATCTGCACTCCTTGCTGTCAGCACAGGAAGCCACAATGTGGGTATTGGAAATAGTGCAGGGCAATCAATTAGTACAGGAAGTTCAAATACTTTAGTAGGAGCTAATGCAGGATATCATAGGTCAACAAGTAGTAATCTAACGGCTTTTGGTTCTTATGCGGCTTTTGGTATTACTACAGCAGGGCAGAATACTGCTGTTGGAGACAATGTTTTGTACTCAAACCAAACTGGCGATAACAATACAGGGATGGGTACAAACGCTTTATATCTTTGTACTGTTGGAAATAATACGGCTATAGGTAGGTATTCTCACATGTTACTCACTACGGGAACTGGCAATACTGCATACGGATATATGGCAGGATATGATCAAACGACAGGGTCAGGAAATATAAATATTGCAGGTTCAGCGTCCTCTGTTACAGCAAGTAATGAATGTACTTTAGGCGGTACAGGTATAAGCAGTTTACGTTGTAATGATACGTCAATTAGTTCTTTATCAGACCAAAGAGATAAGACAGATATAGTTGATTTGCCAATTGGACTTGATTTTTTAAATACTTTAAAACCTCGTCAATTTAAATGGGCTACAAGAGAAGGTAATATTAAAGATAATACAATTAGGGCGGGATTTATTGCTCAAGAACTTCAAGAATCTGAAAAAACTTACAGATACCTTAAGTTAGTACATGATTACAACGAAAACAGGCTGGAAGCAAACGAAGGACATTTAATACCTTTATTGGTAAAAGCAATACAAGAGTTATCCGTAAAAGTCACAGCCCTCGAAGCAGGGTAGAATTTATTTAAATTAAATTTTATTATGAATTTTACGAGCCAAATGATTGCAGACATTTTTGCTGCTGCTGCTGATAGCGTTACTTTAATAAATCGTGATGCAAATTATGCTGCTTATATAACAAGAACAGCATCAGGCGATACTGAGGATACTTGGAAAGCTATGATTGAAAGAAATGTAGTACATTTAGAGACTATTAAAGCCTATAAAGGAGTAGATGAGACAACTTCGATTTGGACATCGGAAGATTTCACAGATATAGATGCTGCTATTATTAAAGGAAAGACACTTTATTAACTTATGAACCTAAAAGAAAAATTACAACAACTAGCTTCTGAAAGAGAAAGTTTAATTATTTCTTTACATCAAATTAATGGTGCGATGAAGTTGTTGGAACAGCAGATTCTTGAAGCTGAACCCGAAGAAAACCAGCCATCAGAAACAAAGGCATCAAAGCAACCAGAAGAAACAGCGTCATCAACGTAAGGGGCGCTGCTAATTTTATTAAAATTTCTCTAATCATGGCAAAAATTTCACAGATATTATCTATTTTAAGTTTTATACTTAGCGCGTCAACTGTCGGCGCTGGCGTCTATGGTTACATGATGGTAACAAGTGAAGATTTTAAAGAAAAGATGATTCAGGAAGTAATCAGTAATATAAAAATGCCAGAAATGCCAGAAATGCCAAAAACAACAGGCGGTGTTTCCCCTTTTAAAATTTAAATAGTTGACAAACCTATTTAATTATATTATAATTAAAGTGTAAGGCAAACCAAGGCAAACCAAATGAGATTCGTTGATTACACTACATACAACAAACAGCCAATTACTGTAAAAGAGGTTGAGCAAAAAATTGCTGATCTTGAAAAGACCTATCAAGAATTTGGTTTTGGTATTACTTGCGATGCTTTCTTTGATCAACTCGATGTTTTAGACGGCTTGATGGATGAAGCTGTTGATTTTGAAAACTGGCAAAAACAAATGCAAAATTAATTTTTAGATTTTGGAAATACCAGAAATAAATATTCCAAATATAGATATTCCTGAACCTATACATATTGAACCGCCAATCGTTGTTGATACGCCTATAACAATTGATATGGGCGTTCCTGTAATTGATGCGCCTTGCGCTGTTGTACGCGATTCTGTAACAGGTGGAAGCGATCATTTCAACAACGATCCCGATGGCAATGTCGCTTTATGTGATGCGACAGCCCCTTTTTATTTTGCGCCCGACTATTCACCGACTTCAAGAATAATTACGCCGAAACAGAATACAAATACAGAAGCGCCAGAAATTCCTGATATAAAAACGCCAGAAATTCCAAAAACAAAAGAAAATGACGATAATAACGTAGTCGAAAAAAAAGAAATTGATTGCCCTGCGAAAGACCAACAATACAGATTAAACGATGTAAGAAATGCCGAAGCTGATGAAAAAGTAATCGGCTTTGAAATATTAGACGGAAAATGTATCGAGGTATGGGGTAAAACTGACATCGTTTCAAAATATCTTCCCTCGTCTTCTGTAGTAGCGACAACTTTAGTCGTAACAATCGTTGCAACATCAGCGGCAACAGCAACGCCCTTCATAACGCGGCTACTAAAACCAATTTTTAAGCAAGCTATAAACCGTTTTAAAAAATTACTCGGCAAAAAAACAGGAACAAAATTTAATTCTTCTGCACGTCAGAAGAAACAGAAACTTTTTTCAAAGAATGTTGATGATTAATTAAAGTATTGCTTGGATTTGTTAATTGGACATCTTCGCATAATTTATAATATTTTGACGAAATTTTAAAATTATAACCTTTGGATAGTAAATCACCGCACGTTTTTAAGCGCCCTAATTCTAGAGCATACATATTGTCGTTTACTCTTGCCTGTATTAAATCAGATTGTCTTTGTTGAGCTTCGCGGCATAGCTTCACCGCCTTACGATCTAGTGAAATATTCCAAGATAAACTGATCCCCGGCGAGATACTATAAGTATCTTTTTGTGCTGTTCTTATTGTTTTATATCCGATAATTTGACCGGGATTGTCAGGATCGCCGTCACCGATCACAGTTCCGTTTGCATCTGTCGCGCCTTGCGTATCTTTAACTGAATAAATAGGATCTAAATAGAAATCCTGATAAGGTTTTGTAAATGATGCCGATGAAGTGACGAAGGGTTGGATGACTAATGTATCAGATTGACAAACAACGGTATTTAATCCGACTTGATTTTGAAACTGTCTTGTCGGCATATTCATCACCCCTAAATTCGTAACGCTTCCGGAGGAATTTGATACCGGATTATTTGTCATATTGGTATTTGCAAAACTTGGAAACTGGACAGAAAAAAATAATATTGCGCTTGCGATCTTAAATTTTTTTATCATTGCGTAAACGTACTTGTCGATTCTGTTACGCTCTGAACCTCAATTGATCTATCAATATGAACATAAGAATTTAGCCCCGGCCCAATATAACTTTCGTGATATTGAGTCGCTGCGCCTGCCGATGATTGTTTCCACGCGGGCTTTGTTGATAAATTTATTCCTGTTGTTGTAGAAGTAACGCCATTAATTGTTTGAGTAGCCCCTGCAATCGCTTCAGGGCTTATCGTACCGCCTGCCGTGACCGCTTCGACATTCGTACCCCCTGTTGTGTATTGATAGCCGGTAGAGTAAGAATAAGACGAAATAATTTCTCGCGTTGATTGTGAACTTGTGGTTCTAGAAATAGATGAGCCGGCTGAAAAATTAGGAATAACTGGAATTGCAAAACAAGGCGTAGAAGACAACAACAAAAGGCTTATAAATAACCGCCGCATTATTGAATTTCGATAGAACTTGTAATTGATCCAGTTACACTTGAACCCGCTGCGCCGGGGCTTAATGTAATTGTTCCGCCTTGTACTGAAGTTATGCCGATTGATTGACCTGTACTAGAACCGCCTGAATATGTAATTGTGTCACCTGTTACTGGTAAGGCAGAAACAACCCCACTTGAAACACTTGCGCTT